TGGTCAGGTCTGTTCCAGTTCATAGTTGTTCTCCTCTTAATGTAGCCCGTATCGTGGGCTAGTCGGCTACTTCCCTGCGGGATAACGCAGTGGTAGCTGCGGAGGTTGTTTAGGAAAAACCCTGACCTAGTTCAGGTAAAACCTCGGACACTCATCCGCTTGTCCACCGTAACAACATAACCATAGTCTTATATTATATGTGTAAAGTCAACAGTTAATATCTGACTTGAGTTAATCGACTTTTTTCTGGGTTCGGGTGTGTACGCATATCGTTAGCTGTGCCAATCTCATCTACGTACATTTCCAAAAGCCCAAGCGCCTCTTGCCAATCGTGAGCTATGTGATAATCGGTTGGGTCTTTATGAATCCAATCGGGACAGCTTACATATCTGCTCCAACACTCTAACCGATCGTCTTCACACGTCAGCTCGTGGGCCTCGCCGTACTTCTTTAGCAATCGATAAACTTTAGCCCGTTCCTTATTGTAAGTGGGTTTTTTGTACTGGGGTTCTGGGATAGTAAGTTTGTCCCGGATCACCAGTTCCCAAACATAAGAAACTCGCGCTCGACGTTTTACCCCCTCGTTTTTGATCGAGACAATTGCCCCAACCATTCCGCAAGCGTACCGTCGGCCCGTAACTAACTGCCAATGATTGCCCGCGATGATTAAGTAAACGCGGCCCGGTGTTCGTCTCTCTTTGTTTTCCCGTAGCCATCGGGCCAACGTGGGCCTTTTGCTTTTAGGGTAAGAACCCAGAGGGACGTAATCTATCCCTAGCTTGGTTAACACTAAGCGCATGTTGCGCTCGTTAGACCCGCGTACCGCGCCTCGATGATAACTAAAACGTCGAAACCAAGAAGCGCATTCGCTTGTGTCCTGTCCGGTAAGAAACGATAGCACGGCAGGGCCGCAGTATTGATTCGAACGCGCAGGACGGTTCAATGAAAATAATTTCATAGTTGTAACTCCAAATTGTTAAAGAACAAATATGCCCCGAGCAAGGGCATAGCTTTTACTGCAAAACCATTATCCCATATTTCATGTGTAAAGTCAATCAATTATTTTTTCTTAATTAAATCAACAACTTAGCGGTATTTGATTATCACATAAAAATATGATAAAATGAGAGCTTGATAATCTAACTTGGAAGTACCAACATGGGTAGACCATCGAAATGGCCGGATGAACTAGTCGCTGAGATCCGGCAGCAACGCTTCGAAGAAAAACGTAAAGTGAAGTGGCTAAGTGAGAGATATGATGTTCCCATCGATACCGTTCGGGATTGGTTGTTTAGAGGCCGTAGAACCGACCTCGCAAGTGACACCACGTCCGTGCAGCAAGTGCGGTGAACCGTTTTACATGGACAGTCAGCTTGAACTTCTGGCAAAAAAAGAAGGGATGAGCATAGAGGCTGTCATTTGTTTAACGTGCCTGTCAGAACTGCATTGGGCCGGGGACGCGGTTTATCCAGAATCTATAGAAGAGTACCACTAACCAGTGCCTAGTTCTGCCTGATCCATCCGCTCTTCGCGCAGTCTTTTCTCGCGCATCTCGCCCTCTAAAAACTTTTGGTCTTTAGCAGTTAAGTTCTCTCGTTTCCATGCGTCAAAAATAAGCCGTAGCTGTCCGCTAATCGTGCGCCCCTCAACGTGCGATATGACTACGATCTCTTCATAAATGTCTGTAGGCACTAAGACCGACTTCCATTTCTTGGTATCCATTGCTCTCTCCTATGTAAGATTGTATGAGATTATATCATCATTTTATTTCTTTGGCATCGCCCCAGTTAGGTCCGAGGTCGATATCACACTTGTTAGGTACTTCTAACGGTACGGCCTCTTCCATCATCTTGGCTAACCCTCGGGCTTCATCGGCGTCTGTCACCGAAAAAGCTAACTCATCATGCACCTGTAATAGCGGAATCTTACCCGTTTCGCAGATGTTTACCATCGCCTGTTTAGTCTGATCCGCCGCACTTGCCTGTATTAGACGATTAGTTGCCTTGTAGGTGTAAGCACGCTTGAGCTTGGTGGTTGGCCCGTAGGCGTTCACAGCTTCGTCGTAAGGCATAGCCTTGGTCATCTCAAACGTATCGGGTTCGTACAAATTAAAGCGACACTTACGGCCTCTGATGGAGCGTATGCAGCCCCCGGACCGTGGGTCGTCTAAGTAGCGTTGTACGCCTTGGGTCAGTTGTTTCACAAACGGTACTTTCTTATGGTACTGCTTGGTCAGGTCCTTGGCTTCTTCTAAGGGGATATCTAGTTGCTGACTAAGCTTGTTAACACCCATGCCGTACATCAAAGCAAGGTTAATCGTCTTAGCCGTCTTACGCGGCAACCCCGACAGATCAGCCACCATGCTGTGAAAGTCAGCGTCCGGGTTCTCTTGGTACTCAGTAATGAATTCCTCGACGCCGCCCATGTCCATCTTACGGTAATTTCCAAACGCATGGGCATAGTGGGTCAAGATCCGTGGTTCCTGTTGCGAGTAGTCTATTGCCGCCCACTGCTCTCCCTCCTCCGGGAGAAACAACCGGCGTATCATCGGACCCAGTTCAGGATCGCGGGCCGGGATCTGCTGTAAGTTAGGATTGTTCGCTGAAATGCGTCCAGAGACAGTTCCGCCATCGTCAGACCGCACTTGATTGATGTGGCTGTGGATGCGACCGTCCTTACTGACATATCGCAAAATACTGTCAATAAACGTCCCCTGAATCTTGTTCAGATTCCGCGCCTGTACGATGAGCTTCGCCAGTTCATGCGGATGCTCCGACAGAAATAATTTAGTAAAACTGGGCGATCCTTTTTCCGTGGAAGGGTAACTTAGCCCCGCCCTATCGAAAGCCTTGGCGATGGATGCGGCTGCCCATACTTCCACGTCCATGCCCGCCAATTTGTTAATCTTGGCATACGTGGCCTTCTCACGTTTTAACAATTCTTGCTTGGTCCGTTCAGCTTGATCGACATCAACTCGTATACCCTTTTTTGTCATAGCGACAAGGTGCGGCAGTAGTGCCGTTTCAAGCTTCCACACATCCCAGAGATCTTCAGTGTTTAACACCGTTTTGAAATGATTCCACAACTCCAAGGTGATCTCTGCATCTACCTCGGCGTAAGGACCAACGTACATGGCGGGTAGCTTATACATTTCGCCTTTCGGGTCTACGCCAAATTCTCGTGCCGCTTCCACCAAAGTCTTTTCAGACTTGGTTTTTCCGAGATAGTCATAGCACAGTGCGTTCAACGAGTAAGAGAATCTGTTCTCGTCTATTAACGCCGCTGTCAGCATGGTATCTATTACACGGCCTTTCACTTCAAAGCCCATCGCTTGAATCCACCCGAGGTCATATTGCGCGTTGTGCATGACCTTGTCCGCAGGGCATTCAAAGACCTTCTTCAGGTACTTGTTAATCTGCCGTGCGTCCATGTTACCGCCGCCTTCGTGACCAATAGGAAAGTAACCTTTCCATCCGGGCACAGCGATTGCGTAACCAACTACTTCACCATTGTTAAGAGGCCAACCGGGTCCTCTGCTTTTAAGATTGGGATCTCGCGTCTCTACGTCGATGGCGATTTCAGGTGAATCGAAAATCTCAGGGAATGGATGTTCCGGCGGAAGCCAATCAGACTTCGGTGGAAACATCGCCATTTGAAGTTTCGTTTTCATATCCTCACCTTCTTTATGTCCGCTTCTGTTATAACTGTTTCACGCAGAATAGCTTCTTCGAAGTGTTGACACTTCACGCAATACCACCCTACCCGCTTTCCTGTTTCCATATTTAACACTTGGTCAGATGTTCCTTTACATCGCGGACAAGTGTTGGTTGATAAATCCTGTTCTTCGTTCATAAATCATAAGCTCTCGTAAAATCTTCGGGTTCAATTAAATATAAATGTTGTTTAGTTCTAGTCACCGCTACATAAAAGACACGGTGTAAATCGTCTGGCGGACCGGATAAAGCCGCCGAGGTAAGGTCTAAATAAACCACTACCGAATCGGCTTCGCCGCCTTTTGTCTGGTGTATGGTCGATAAACGGATACGGGGCTTGGAGTTAAACTTTTCTCCGCGTCGCAATAAAGCAGTAATGTAAGCACGGTCTACCGCAGGTAGTTTGTCCAAAGCCTCATGCCAAATCATCTCGTCCGTAGCTAACAAGCCATACTCTTCCTGTAGCTCTGTTAAATTAAAAGCAGCATCGGGATCAGCTATAATCTTTTTCTTGCCTCGGGCAATACGGCCGCCGTTACCCGACATGTAATAATAGATAGCTTGCACCGTGGGCAGTGACACCTGATTCCCTTTGCGTAATTGTTCCCACCCGTTTATGGCTAAAGACATCTTCTCGCTAATGCTCCGTGAGCCGTTACGCTCGAACAGATACCCAAGACTTTTTAGATCGTTAGCCAACGGACTCAGCATGTAATTAGCTTGCGCCATGACCAACCAAGAGCCTTCGCTCATGTCCAGTTCTTGCAAGCTTGTTAAACGTGTGACCCGACCCTCTTCCGGTTTCGGTTTGTATACTTTAGGAAAACGTCGGTGTATGCGTGACGCAATCTTCTGAGCAAGCGAATGCACAGCCCGTGGTATGCGGTATGACTGCTCTAACACTTCCGATCCGCTGTCCAGACTTTGAAAGAACTCTACGTCGGCTCCGCTGAAACGGTAAATAGCTTGGTCGTCATCGCCCGCTATGTACATCTTCTTGGACTTACGGTCGAGAATGTGAGCAATATCCCACTGTAGAGGCGATAAATCCTGCGC